ATCTCTCAAGCCGTCTGTGTTCACATTTTACAGCAAGGGGAATACGACAAAGCAGAGCAAGCCATTACCCTTTGGAGTCCAAAAACCAAGCATATAGCAGAAGGAGAAATCGCAGAATGAATATAACCGTTACAGATAAGGAATTTGTGCCCACTAGGGGAACCTCAAGTGCTGCTGGATTGGATCTATATGTCCTTCAAAACACCTTTATCCTAGCAGGAACCACATCTATGGTGGATACTGGGGTAAGTGTAGAGATTCCAGAGAATCACTTTGGTCTCTTGTGCTTAAGGTCCAGCATGGGCAAGAAGAACCTTACTTTGGCAAATACAATTGGCATCATTGACAGTGATTATAGAGGTAATATTATTATCAATGTCAAGAACAATGACAAAAGGTATAGTGTCACCTTGAATCGTGGGGATAGGGTAGCACAATTAATAATTGTTCCGTATATCTCACCTGAAATCAAGGTTGTAGAAGAGTTGAGCGAGACTGTACGGGGAGATGGTGGTTTTGGGTCAACCGGAGAGTAACATAAATGTCCAAATTATTTGAAGATTTTGTAGCAATTTCAAGATATTGCAGGTGGATTCCTGAAGAAAGTAGAAGAGAAACTTGGGATGAAGCGGTTGACCGATACATCAACTATCTCATTGAGCGGTTTTCAATCTCAACCAATGATCGTCTTGAAGATATGGAAACATGTCGAAAGGCAATGAAGAAAAGAGAGATCTTTGGTTCCATGCGTGCCCTTATGACTGCTGGTCCAGCACTCGATGTTGATGATGTTGCAGCATACAATTGCTCCTACATCGCCATTGAAAGACCATCAGACTTTAGAAACATTATGTATATTTTAATGTGTGGTACTGGTGTTGGGTTCTCCTGTGAGTCTCAGTTTGTCAACAAGTTGCCAGAGGTTCCTTCTGAAATCAGGAAGGCTGAAGACAATATTGTTGTTGAGGATTCACGGGCTGGCTGGGCTGACGCCTTCCATAAACTAATCCACAACCTGTATTCAGGGCATCATCCATTCATTGATCTCAGCAAGATTCGTCCTGCTGGTGCCCGCCTCAAGACATTTGGTGGCAGAGCCAGTGGTCCAGAACCGTTTGAAAGGTTGATTAGATTCACAACAAACATGTTCTACAAAGCCAAGGGCAGGAAACTCAAGCCAATCGAGGTGCATGATCTCGTCTGTCAGATTGCAGAGATTGTGATCTGCGGTGGTGTCCGTAGATCCGCCCTGATCTCCCTGTCCGACTTGGGCGACCGAGAGATAGCCATGTGCAAGTCTGGTGCATGGTGGGATTCAGCAGGTCATCGTAGCCTCGCCAACAACAGTGCAGTCTACGAGTCCAAGCCCTCGTTCAGCGAGTATCTCCAAGAGTGGAGTTCATTATATGATTCTCATTCTGGTGAGCGGGGCATTTGCAATCGCAAGGCAATGGAAACAATTGCTCGCAAGGCTGGTCGCAGAGTGGAAGGTCACAAGTTTGGGACCAATCCATGTTCAGAGATCATCCTTAGATCCAAGCAGTTCTGCAACTTGTCAACTGTTGTGGCAAGGAGTTATGATAATAAAGAAACAATCAAGGAAAAGATTCGGTTGGCTACCATTCTAGGCACGCTCCAGAGTGGTCTTACTGATTTCAAGTTCTTTGAAGAACGTGGTGACTACACGTTCAGAGACAATTGCATGGAAGAAAGACTACTTGGTGTATCCATCACCGGCATCATGGATGCCAAGGAACTATGGTTCCGTGGTGGTGATGGTGAGAAAGGCATCTTGTCTGAACTTAGGCAATACACTCATGATGTAAACAAGGATTGGGCTGAGTATCTTTGCATCAATCCAAGTGCCAGCATTACCTGTGTCAAGCCAGAAGGAACGACATCATGCGTGGCTGGTTCGGCTTCCGGTATGCATCCAAGATATTCTGAGTACTACATCAGAAGAGTAAGACTTGATATCAAGGATCCAATTGGCAAGTTGATGAAGGATCATGGCGTTCCTTGTGAGCCATGTGTCATGCGTCCAGAGAATACTTTGGTATTCTCATTTCCAATTGCATCTCCCGAGTCTTCAATCACACAAGATAATTTAAAAGCAATGAATCATCTTGAGTGGTGGAAGTTCTTCCAAGAACATTATTGTGATCATAAACCAAGCATCACTGTGTCATATACAGATGACGACTTCTTAGAAGTTGGTCAATGGGTATGGAAGAATTGGGAATTGGTTTCTGGCATTTCATTCCTTCCCAGTCAGGATCATGTCTATAGACAAGCCCCATTCGAGGCAATTGATTTAGACACTTACAACAAGATGGTAAGTGAGATGCCTGTAGAAATTGATTGGGAATTGTTGTCACAATATGAATTAGAAGATGAGACAAAACACAATCACACTTTGTCATGCAGTGCATCTGGATGCGAAGTAACATAAGGAGAAAGAACATGAGTCTTTACTTTGTAAAAAGCGAATACGATCTCGACCTTGCCGTTGATGAATGTGTAAAACTCATGTCTATCAAACATTCCAGAGTCAAGGTCGGGTTCAACAACATGGGCATGGTTAAGATATTCATGCACAATTTGGGAAAGAAAGTCGATGAAAAAGATATTGACCCAAGTGAAATGGACTTTCATGTTGATGTTCTTGTTGGTGAACCAAATCCAGAAGACAATGATGAGGAAGTTGAGTATGAATAGAGGCATTACAGATGCGGTCAGCAGTGCAATCAGAATGGCTGCAATCAAGTATAGAATCGAAAGAGGACTGATTGATCGCAATTCAGATTTATATTTTTTATATAACATGTATACGGAAGTAAGCAATGGAGCCAACACAGAACCTGTTCATCAGTCAGGAACTGATGGACGCACTGAGGAAAGCAATCGGGACGATAACGCCGAACGACCTAAGAAAAGGGGAGTTCGAAAGAGGCGTACTGTTCGGACAAGAGCAAGTGTTAAAAAAGATTCAACATTGGAAGGAGGTGTTTGATGGGCGGCAAAGGAAGTAGCGGACCAAGCGCACAAGAAATGATGCAAATGCAAAGACAACTTCAACAAGAAGCATTTGCAATGCAACAGCAAGCATCTCTTGAACAAGAAGAAAGGGCTGCGGCTCGTAGAGAATCGGAACGTGTTGCTGAGTTAAACAGAAGACGAGAAGCAGAACTTGAAAGAGCAAGATTAGAAGCAGCAGAAGAAAAGAGAGAAGACATTATTATGGCTGAGTCTGAAGGAATGTCAGCATCAGACATGGAGAAATATGGCAATGTCAATTTGGATTCTCCACAAATTGAACAGCCAGATTACGCACCAAGAACAGAACTGGAGTAACAAATGAGCAAGGTTCCTGAAAGAAATATCAAAGAAAGATGGGAAGCACTGGACAGGAAAAGAGAATTGTATCTGGAGAGGGCAAGAGCCTGCTCTGCCATTACAATTCCAACACTGCTCCCACCTAAAGATCATTCTGAACAGGAACCAATGTTTCAGCAATACTCAAGCATTGCTTCAAGAGGTGTCACAAGTCTTGCGTCTAAGATCTTAAGTGTTCTCATTCCACTTAACGACACCCCATTCTTCAAACTTGGTTTTAAAAACGGTAGAGATGCAGAGTTGAGTATAAGAGAATACCTTGAGGTATTGTCACAACAAATATACAACAAACTATTGACCAAGAACATGAGAGACTCCATCTATCTTGCGTTGCAGCATCTCATTGTAACTGGAAACTCATTGATCATCATGGATAATGACTATTCATTCCGAGTCATTCCCCTTGATCAGTTTGTAGTTAGAAGAAATGTGCAAGGTGATGTCAAAGAACTTATCTATGTGGAATACCTAAGCAAACCCAATGATGAAAAGATTGATGAGTCTAGGTATTTCCAGCATGGAGAGAATGATCAGACTGGATTTGATTCAGTTTACATTCGGATCATCAAGGATGATGAAGGTAAATGGTTTATGGAAAAGGAACTCAATGAGGAGATCATTGAATCAGGTTACTTTGAAGTAAGCCCCTTCATCATCCTTAGATGGACCGGAGTAGCCAATGAAGATTATGGCAGATCACATGTTGAGGATATCTATGGTGACATTGTAACTCTTGAATCCTATTCCAGATCAATGATTCAAGGCATGGCGGCTGCATCCACATTCTTCATGGGTGTGGATCCTGCTGGTCTTACGGAACTCAACGACTTGTCAAGAGCAAGCAATGGTGATTGGGTGCCAGCAAGAAAGGATGATGTGTATGTCATCTCACCATCATCAACCATGAATCCACAAGTTCAAATCTCTCAGTCATCGGTTGAGATCATGCGTAGGGAAGTCGGAAATGGTTTCCTACTTCAGTCTGCTGCAATGCCAACTGGTGATAGAGTCACAGCCACAGCAATAAGAGCCGTGGGTAATGAACTTGAAACAATCTTAGGTGGTACATTCTCTGCCATTGCAAGAGAACTTATGGAACCACTTGTTAGAAGAACCATTCTATTGATGATTAATAACAATGAAATAGACATGGGAATGAAAGAACAGTTCGATGAAGAAAGTGGTTTATTGGCAATTGAAATAACCACTGGTCTTCAAGCCCTGTCAAGGGACAGCGACCTTACCAAACTCATGCAACTTGGTGAGATGGCACGAAACCTACCTGAGTTTGCAAACAAGTTGTTCAAGTGGGATGAGTATGGTCGTGCCCTTGTTCTCGCTCTTGGGTTTGATCCCAAGTTGTGGGTCAAGAGTGAAGATGAAATTAGACAGCAAGAAGAAGCCATGGCTAAGGCTCAACAAAATGCACAGATGCAACAGATCTTGGCAAGCAATGTTGCTGGTGTTGCTGCCAATGCAGCCAATCGGGATATTGAGCAGACCGGAGGTCAGAATATTCCTCCTGAAGCAATAGATCAAGCAATGCAAATGTTTGGATTAGGAGGACAACAATGACTTTAGTAAACGGATGGACTGTATTATCCCCTGCTTCTGATAGCAGATTAATGTATGTTTCAGCAGATGGAAATGATACCAATGCGGCCAACAACCAGCACGGTCGAGGCTACTACCTGCCCAGCGACCCCGAGATCGGTTCCGATCCGACCAATCCCGTTGGACCCATCACCGCCTACGCCACCCACTTTGAGGCGGCAAAGCGCGTCCGTCTATCCAAAGCATCGGGCGAGGACGCCAACGGGTTCCCGCTTTACGCATATGCCCACGCTACAACTGGGTATCCTGACTGGGTTCTGCTCCGCCGTGGCGACTCCTTTCTTGCAGACCCCACGTTGCAACACCCAAACGAAAAAGTCAGCATCGTCCCTCGAAATCTTGGCGAACTGCTTGGCGGTGGTCAACAGTCCACGGTTGGTTGGGATCAGTCGCAAGGCAAACTGTGGTACTACTGTGGTCCATGGAGAGGACGAAGCGAGTCTGAGCCCTCTGTTATCACATCGTGGGGTTCAACTAGCGATCCCCGCCCGGTGTTGACCAACTTCACCGTTTGTGGTGGCGCGCAACACCTTCGCATCACCTCAATTGATGTAGGGCAATTCTATTGGGGTTGGGGGGACGATCCATATTATATTGCTGGAGATGTGCTGATCGAGGACGTGAAGGCCACATCGCTGGGAGGTCTGAATGGCAACGCCGGTCCCAAATACTCCTACCAGTCCGGACTCACGATCCGTCGGTCGGTGGTCGCCGACAAATTCAATCCCAACAACCACAACCAAGGGTTCTTCGTCAGTAGCCCGTTGTCAACGCTCACGATCGAGGAATGCGTCTTCGACCGGAATGGCTACAAGGAAGACCCCAACGAGCCGACCACATGGACCGCCAACCTCATTTCCAGCTTGACAGCAGGCGCCCTGCCTTCTGGGACCGGCGTGCAGCCGACACGGACCACCAAGGATCGAAACCTATACCTGTCGTCCTACGCTGATTGCAAGCTTCGAGGCAACGTGATCAGCCGTGGAGGAGGCGGCGGCTCGGTTCAGATGCGATACGGAGACGTGGCCGAGCGAAACCTGTTTATCTGGAATGAATCCGCCTTGTACGGATCTCACAACCATGCAGGAAACAGTTTAGGATGTCTCTTCACAGCGAATACCGTACTGCACGACGACCTGTTCCTGCCGCCCGGCGGATGGGGTCATGGGATCCTCGGAGGAGGATGGTCTGACGACACGTCCGTTGTCGCCGACAACATCGTGACCCACTTCCATCGCGGGAACAACGGCGGGGCAAGCTTCGAGGCCATGGGCAAGGAAACGTCGGCAGCAAGCCCGGTCACGGATAAACTGAAGGCGTCGTTCATTCTCGACAACGCCGTGTATCGCGAGTACGGCGGTGTTGGTATAGATATTCCGCCGACGACGCACACCTTCGGCGTCCTTGCATCGACCGTCAAGGACAATGCAATCAGCACTTCGGGTCTCCTATCGTCTCAAGGTGATCCATCCATTCCTGCCTCGCACGTCTACACGGGGAATCGCTTCCACTCGTCGAACGCAAGTGGGGCGTTCCGTTATGCGTATCAGGACAACGGCGACAGGGACTACCGTTACGGCCCCTATACCAATGCCACATTCTTGGATTGGCAGGCCGCTGGGTACGACACCGATGGCACTCTGACGAGCGACTTCAATGCCTTCAAGTCGGCGGTCGGCTGGACCGCACCTGAGCGGGACATTCTCTCCTACATGCAGACGGTCGATCCGACCTACGTCGTCAACGAAGATGTGTACGTTGACGACGGAGCCAGTGGACAGAAGCAGGCGGTGCGGCAGAAGGTCTGGGAGGTGCTGATGTCCAACACGGGTGGCGGCAACATGGGTGAGGCACGCGCCAAGAAGGCTGCGAGACGCTACCACGCCTTCCTCGCCTTCATCGAGAAGGCCCGCGCCAACCGCAAGGGTGCGTGGGACTCCCGGTGGACCGCAGAAGAGGTAAATAATTACATAAGAGCAGGATTTGGAAAGGCTAGTATTACTGGAGATTATGATACTAGATCTCTTGACACAAGAATAGCAGAATATGTTTCTAATAGTCATGGACCAGTGACAAGTTTGGTATTGACTACCCAACCAAGTGCAGGAACTAGTGGAGATCCTTTGGTTACTCAACCAGTTGTTGCTCTTAGGGATGCAGACAACATAACAGCAGCATCAGACAACACAACTCAAGTATCTGTTGCAATTCAGTCTGGAGCAAATGGAACATTAGGTGGCACAACTACAGTAACTGTAGTAAACGGAGTGGCTACCTTTACAGATCTTACTTTAACTGGAGATGCTGGTGAATCTTATGTGCTTAGATTCTCTATTACAAGTCCTGCATTACATGTGGATTCAAATCCAATAAGTGTAACACTACCACCGGGTGGTGGTGATCCGGGTGAAGAGCAAGTTCCAACAACTATAGTAATTACAACACAACCAGTACCAAATTATTCGGGAATTGAATTTGTATCACAACCAGTTTTGGTTATTGAAGATCAAAATGGATCGGTCATAACCTCAGATAACACAAGTTCAGTGCGGGTAACACTAAATGGATCTAATGGTTCGCTGCAAGGTACAAGCCAAATTACTGCTGTAAATG